TTGAAAATCTGGATGGGCTTGAATGTTTTCATGCCGCCCATTGTCCGGGGGCGGCATGGGCGAGTTAAGGCGGAAGATGTTCCGGGTAAAGGTCCGGGACTGTTTTTTCAGGCTATACGAAGCTCAGCTCATATCAAAATTGTAACCTGAATACAGCTAAAAAGACCATCGCCAACCACGTTAAACATGCGTTAATTTCTCGCGCTGTCGTTTTCTGCTACATGGATAAGGGTAGATACGCGCCGAACGATTGTAGGGCGTTTTATGCGATGGATCGTTTTACGCACCGTCCGCCGCATTCTGGATGGCGCCGCGCAGGATGTCCAAAACATCGTCGCGCCAGTCGTCAGGAAGTCCATCCGTTGGGATAAATTGACGGGCCGGAATCGTGACGCTCTTCACGAAAACCTTGTTCGGTCCGACCATGAAGAACAGCGATTTCCCGTTTTTAGCGGTGACGGTCCCGCCAAAATTCTGCAGCGCGCCCTGAACTTTATTGGTGCCGACCTCGACACTGTTGCCGCCCACCTGGTAGTCGATACTGTTCATCAGGTGCCCGTCTTTCACCAGGGGCATACCCTGGCGGGTTTTGAGTGGCGCCCAGGCGTTGCCGTATGGGTCGCGCGATCCGACGAATCCGCGCTGTATGTTGGACTTGAGCATGCGGCCGATTGATTCCAGCTCCTGGGCGGGATCCTCGCCCAGGGCGATCAGCCGGTTGAAGGCTTCGCGCACCTGGGAATCGGCGATCTCAATTTTGATGTCCGGCATGATTTGTCCTATACTTATTTTGCTGTTACCGCCCTGGCAACCGGGAAATTCGCCTTCCGGTTAGGTTTCCGGCTATGCCGGCAGTCTTTGCGTGGAGCGTGGCGTACCACCTGGACGGTCACAGCGCCCCAGATATCAGCACATAACGTGATTCCTTCAGATTCACGGTCTGCACCAGGCCACCGCTAATCACCCTGTTTTCCGTCACGATTTCCCTTGTGCCTCCCGGCTGCCGGGTCTTACGCACATAATCCACCGCCACCACGATCTTGCCTGTCCTATCCTTGGCGTCTTCCGCCACGTCGAACACGTAAAGCAGCGTTTGCTTTTCATCATCCCATAGGACGGCAACCGGATCCGCCAGCAATTCAGGCAGGCGCTGGACGTATTCCAAAGGGACGTTCTTGCCGGAATCCAGTTTCGCATCGCGCACCAGGTGGGCCAGCTTTGAATCATCGATGGCGATAGCAGCCGACTGGGGGGCGGCATCCCTGACCTTGGCCAGATATGCGACGACATCCGGCGTCAGCGCGCCGATCACGTGCCGCTCACCCTTGGGCGTCATTTCGCCGGCCACCGTTTCCACCCAGGCGGAAAACTCGCGCTCCAGCTCGGGCACGATCAGCTTTTCCATCGAGGCGAATGCGGCGGCGCCGAGGTCGGCCGGCGCAGCGGACATCTTGCCGACGAATGCTTCGCTGGTTTGCGACAATCCGCCCTTTCCTGGGTGGTAACCCCAGCCGGGATCGACCCCCTTTGGCACCTGGAACACCTCCCCGGTGCGCGGATTCTCCCACTCGAAGGCGTCGCTTGTCGGCGCAGTGTCCGGACCGTCCTTACCCATTCTCTTCAAGTCGCGCTCGGACAGCTGAATCACCATGCAGCGGCAGTTCCAGCCGTTGGGTGGGAAGTGGGTATCCCACCATGGATCGTCCCAGCGCAGCACCATTCCGCTCCAGGCGCGATGCGCCGGACGGGTGCGATCATCGTCCACCGCCACGTACATCAGGTAGGGCGCGGACTCGGCATTCTTGACGATTTTAGCCCAGTGCCCGGCCGCATAGGACGTGCGCAGATTGGTGTCGTAGATGATCTTGAGGCGCCGGCTGCTGCCGAGCTGCACCTCGCTCACCTCGCCGGTGGCGGGATCGACCATGTCCTGGCGCCCCCACCATCCGCGCGCGATCATCAGGGGCTTGAGTTGATCCTTGAACCATTGCAGCGACCTGCCCTCGGCGATAGCCTGGTCGACGGCATGCTTAACGTCCGCGAGCAGATCGAGGTCGAGCATCTTGGCGACGGTGAAGCCGACATCGTGCTCTTCGTGCAGCATATCGCGCCAGTCGAAGCGCGCTTCCAGTCCCTTGGCCCGGAAGAAGGAAAGCGCCTCCTGGGGTACCAAGCTGAAATTGGCGGCAATGGTCATTTCGACGCGCCGAGCAGTCCGGCGTTAAATCCCGCATTGGTCAGCGAATCGGTCAAGGCTTGCGGCGGGTCTTGCTTGATCAGATCCGCCAGGTGCTCGCGGAAGGTCGCGAGATCGCCGGATTCTTCCAGCATGGCGAACAGATCGTCGAGGCGGCTCCCCAGGAGCGCTTGGTACTGCTCGGCGAACTTGGACGCAGCGCCTTTCATCGCTTGTTGATCAGCCAGGCCGGATTTGACCTTATCGGCCAGATCGGCGGGAAGAATCGAATCTATCACCTCGGAAAATGCGGTAAGGTCGCCGATCTGCTGCGCTGGTGTATTCGATTGCTGGAGTACGATGGGCTTTTCCGTCCATTCCCCGCCATACGTCTCGTTGATGTAGGCCAGCGAAGGCTTGAAGCCCATGTCGAAGATGGTCTTGTCGCGCGTGGCCACGGCGCCCAGGTCTTTCTGTTCCTCCACCTTGCGCCATACCCTGGGGGGAGTGGCGCCGGGACAGTTCAGCTCGGTGATCCAGGCGACCAGGGTTTTGTTGAGCGTGCCCGACAGCATGTCCGAATCGGCCTGCACCAGCTCCAGGCGCACTTCGTTGCGCGTGATGGCGGCCGAGGCGGCCTGTCCGCCGCTGCCCCTGGCGATGGGCGCCTCGCCCAGCACCGCCATGGTGATTTGCTCATCCATGTAGCGCGCGAGCTTTTCGTAGGTGTCGGTGGCGCCGCCCCGCGTGGCTTCGAGCAGCTCGATCACCATGCCTTCGGGCACGATCACGCCGGCGTCCTGCGCGATGGCGGAAAGCGCATCGAGCAGCTTTTTCTGGTCCTGGAGCTGGGAACCGTTAGGGTACTTGCCCACCGCCGTCGGGCTGCCGAACTTGTCGACGAAGGTGAGCCAGAACGTGATGCCCTGGCGCTTGAAAAATACCGGCCAGAACAGGCGCGAACCCAGGCCGAGGCCATAAGGGTTGCCATACTTGGCGCCGAAGCTGTGGACGATGAACTTGCGATCGGGCAATGCCATGCCGGGCAGCATGTTTTCAAAGGTTTTCAGGCGCAGCTTGTACTCGTCGTCGAAACCGAAGCGGCGCTGGTCGCGCGGCTTGATTTCAGTGGCCACGATTTCCGCGCCTTCCACGCTCCACATCACTTCGCCCACGGCATATCCCTTGAGCAGGGCATCGAGCAGGTTGAGGCAGACATGATCGAAGTCGAGCGCATCCAGCTGCGCCTTGACCAGGTCGGCGGCTTTTTTATCCGCGCGCGACGGCGAAGCCGGATCGACCTGCCAGGGGCGCGAGATCACCGCCATCTTGCGCTTCTGCAGCACGGCATAGGCTTCGCAGTCGCGCTCGATGTCGTCGTAAATGAGCAATCCGCGCCCGCCGCCACGGGTGAGCAAGGTGTCGTCCTGATGGCGCAATACCCCGCCGAATGCGGGGTAGGTGATATCGCGGGCGACGGTGGCGATTTCCTGCTTTAACAATTGATCCATTTTTTTACCCCATGTAATCGTTCAGGCGGGTCGCGAATCGCGTTTGCCCCAGCGACTGGAACTCGATCTGCACCGGCTCCATCTGGAATACCGCAAAGGTGGCCAGTGCCAGCGCGACCGCCGTGTCGCCATGGCGATCCCGCCCGTCGCTGCCGCGCACGCGGGCGCTGTCAGGCACCTTGGCGACCCCCTTTTCCATGACGATGGCGCGCAGGTCGGCCAGCACGTCGACGTCCTGCGGCAAGGATAATTTTTTATCTTCGATCGCGGCCTTGAAGGGCGGCATGTTCTCGCGGTACCACTCCTGCGAGAGCATCACCTGATTGACGCGGCCGGCGCCGTATTTCTGCATGGACACCTCGGCGAGGTACTGGCCGTTGCCGCGCGCGTCCATCGCGCCGGCGCGAAAGCGCGGCAGGCGGTCGAGGAGGTAGAACAGGATCTGCTTTTGCTGCTCGAATGGGACGTTGCGCAGTTCGAGCATGAAGGGCGTGACCAGATCTAGCGCGCGGCTTTGCTGCAATATCCAGATGCACGACAGGTCGCCGTTGCGGGCGAAGTCCTCGCCAAAGTAGTGGTCCAGCTCCGGGTCGAGCTTTTCCAGCAAGGGGCGCAGCACGTCCTCGCACCAGTCGCGGGTTTCGGCCTCGCGGATATGCGCGGGCAGCAGGGTGAAGGCATCGGTCTGGGCGAGGCGCACCACCGGGATGCCCGGCGTCATGCACGCCTCGATCATCATGCGCGTGAGGTAGCGGCCGCTGCCGGCGCTGGGGATGACGTCCAGCTCCTCGGCGGCGTTGTCGCCGTACTGGCTGTAGATCTTGTCGCGCCACGCGCCTTTGGTCTTTTCCTTGAGGCGCTCGCCCTGGATCAGCCTGACGCGCTCGTACAGGCCGTCGTTCAGCGCGTCGTCGAAGGTGGTGCGGTGCAGCGCGTAGGGCACCTTGCCGGCGCGGATGTCGTTGACCAGCTCGTTGAACGGGTTGGCGTCGCCGTTGTGCGAGGACAGCAGGCGCACCTTGCCGCCCCAGATCAGCATGGCCAGCGCGGCCTTGAGCAGGCCGTCCAGATCGTCGTGGAAGGCGGCCTCGTCGATGGTGACCTTGCCCTGCTTGCCGCGGATCGAGCGCGGGCGACTGGAGAGCGCGAGGATTTTACGGCCAGAGGCGAAGTCGATGCGGAAGGCCTTGATGGCCACCCCCTCATCCTCGTAGACGCACTCGCCCATGGTGCTGGCGGCGAAGTCGAAGGCCTTGGCCCACATGGCGCAATCGTCGATGTACTCCCGCGTCATGTCCTCGGAATAGCCGATATACAGCGCATCCATGGCGTTCTCCGCCGGCGCGGCGGTAAGCACGGCGTCACAGGCATCGCACCAGGACGCGCCGATGCGGCGGGATTTCTCCCACACCGCGACGTCGGCGGTTTCGGATACCCAGCGCTGCTGGTAAGGCAGGAGGACGGCGGGGGTGGTATTCATTTAATGGTCAGGCCGCGATGCCCAGAATGCCCTTGCGGATGGTATCCAGCGCCTCGGCCGACAAGCCGCCCTTCTTGGCGATCGCCTCCACCGCATCGGCGGCGGCGATGGCTTTCTCGCGCACTTCGGCCTGCCATTGCTTCTGCTTGACCGTGGCGTTGGACAGCCTCGCCACCATCAGGCCGATGTCCTTGATCGAGGCGCCTTCTTCCATCTTCACCAGGGTATCGAACGCTTTCTGCTGCACCAGCCGGATCAGCGCGTCGTTCATCGCGCCGGAATCGTCGGGGATCGCGTCGGTGATGGCCCTGGCCTGCTCGGTGGCGATGCGGATCGCGGCGAGCCGGTCCTCGAACGCCTGCCCGTAGCGGTGAATGGCGGATTTGCTGATGTCGTAGCCGCGAGACTTCAGCTCGGCTTCGAGCTGCTCATAGCCGCTGAAGTTGCCATCGATCAGCGCCTGGTCGAGCCACGCCTTGACCGATGCTTCCAGCCGCTTGATCTTGCTGCGCGGGGCCATGATCAGGCCCAGTATTTGGCAGGCCGCGCGATGCCGGGATCGACGTCGACGGTGTACTCCGCCAGATCCACGCCGTGGCGGGACAGCTCGGCGACCCAGTGGCCGCTCGGCTCGCGGGTGATTTTCACCAGCTCGCGTTCCTCCAGGTAGTCCAGCTCGCGACGCACCTCGACGGGCGTGGCGTCCGGGCTGATGGCCTGGACTACCGACAGGATCAGCTCCTCTGCCGCGCCGATCGGGCGCGCGTTATTGAGCGTCAGGATGATATTCCAGCGCATCATCTCGCGCCGTGCCTTGGCTACATCCACCATTATTTCCCCCCGTCGATTCGAATCATCTTGACCTCGTTCATCAGCGCGTCCATGCGCGCTTCCAGCACCGACTGGTTGCGGATCGTGTCTTCGCGCCGGGTGTACAGGTTAGGCAGATCCCCGCGCATCAGCAGCATTTCCCGGTCCGTATCGCGCGCCAGTTTCTCGATCTTCATGAAGCGCATTTCCCAGTGCTCCTGGGCTTCCGTGCGAGCGACTTCCTGTGTGGCGAAGCGCTCGTCCAGGCGTTTGTCAAATTGGTTGACCAGCAGCTTTCCGAAGGCCCATACGGTGGCGAAGAACAGGAACAGCAGACCGACCAGCCAGGTGAAATCAATTTGCAGCGTCATTTTCCGTATTTCTCCCAATCTTCCTGGCAGCTTATGCAGCGGGTGCATCCCTGTATCGACAGGCGGCGCGCCTCCGGGATGGCGTCGCCGCAATCGGCGCACTCGCGCGCGGACGGCGCGGCGGGGGTCACCATGATGGCTTTGGCCTGGTTGTGCTCGTATTCTGCCAGCTCAAGCTCCTGGGCGCGGTCTTCCGGCGTCATGATTCATTCCAGATCAGGCCCTCCCTTTCGGGGGAGGGCGGTTGTTACGCAGTAACGCGATTGAATCAAGCTTGCGGCGCAGGGGAAGCGGCAGGCGCCTTGAACTTCCCGACGGATCGCAGGCCGTTTACCACCAGCGTAGCGACGGAGGTCAGGGCAGGCACCATCGGCTGAACGTCGCCGACGACAGCCTCCACCAACGCGATAGCGGCGTCGAACTTGGCTTTGCCGGTACTTTCCGGCATCAGTTGCTCGACGGCATGGATGGACGAAATCATGGTTTGAATGAGGAGCATGTAGTTCATTTTTACTTTCCTTTGCAGTTGATGTGAATGAAAAAACCGTCTACCCGGTCATCCCATGAGGTTGTCGGTCGGTCTGTCCGGGTTGGGAGCGTCAGGATTTCCGCCCCTGGGCGGCAATCCCACCTTGGTGCTGGTGGCGGCGGTGAGGTAGGCGTTGAGCAGGCCGCCAGCAGCGGCAATGCCAGCGGCAATAGCTTGCAGGTCTTCATGGCTGACTCCCAGATTCGGCATGAATGCGGCGACGGCGCCCAGGATCACCAGCAGCGCGTTGGCGGCAAGCTGGCGGTTTTTCCAGGTGGCGGGATTGGCGAGCGACTCGCCCGCGTTGATGGCGCGGCCCGCGGCGAACAGTTTTTCAAGCATGAGCGGTCCCCTGTGGTGATCCGGGCACGACAGGCAAGGTCTTGCCCGCCTTGAAATCCGCCAGCGTCAGGCCGCCGGTGTACTGAAAGTGCGGGTATTCGCGAAAGCGCTTCCATCGCCCGGCCCATTCCAGGCCCTGCGCCTCGCCCAGCTTGCCGATCGTCTCCCACAGTTCCGCGTCCGCGCCAGAGGTGCTCCATACCGGCTTGCCGTCGCGCAGCGGCACCACGTCGAAGGCCACGTGGAACTGGTGGAAGGATTGCCCGGCGCGGGCATCGGTGACGATGTATCCGGGCGCGCCGCGGCCTTGCGCATACAGCGCGTCCTGCGCCTCGCCGTCGCGGTAGGTGCAGGTCACCAGCAGGTCGATGCCGATCTCCTTGCACGCATGGATCAGGTCCAGCGCCTTGATCTTTACGGGCAGCAGCAGGTCGTCGAGTTTTCGGGAGGTAATCATGCCGCCATTGTGGCGGGCGGGCCGGGGGAGATTAAGGCGGAAGCCTTTCCGGAAAA